CGGAAGGGTTCTTTGATAGGAAGTATCCAGAAGGGAAGAAGCCGTTATGGTAGAGGCGTATGATCCAGACGAGCAGAAGAACAGGCTCTTCACGGCCAACGCGCCGCGCTTACGCGATACTCCATCGCTCTTAGCAGAACTGCGAGCCCTCCGGGAGCAAGGGGCGAAGCCCAATGTGCTCATGAGCACTCAAGCAAATGCTCTTGGCTCTCTAAGTGATCGAAGTCTTGGCACTCCGGTTGCTGGCCCATATGACCGCTTGAAGATGCCAATGGCGCAAGGCCAGAATGGTTCTGCCGGATACAATTGGCAAGGTGCCATGGGAGAGGTGCCACAGGCACCGGGGCTCAGCCCTCAGCAAAAGGCCCTTCTGGGCTTCTTGGCGAAGAAGAAGCCAGAAGGCAGTGGAATACAGCCGGTGCATTTTAATGATGCTGAGAGTGAAATTCTCGGCGGGCCAGATGCCATGCCTTTTGCTAGCAGCACAGGAGACACCATGCTCGGCTGGCTTCCAGAAGAAGACAAGCGGAGGCTTGGACTTCTTGGTGGCTCCGGCAACGCCAATCCTGAGACTGGGTTCCAAGGCTTTGACACTGGAGACGAGAGCACCGGGGCGAGTGATTGGGGATCAGACTATGGCACCGGAGAGGGCGCTGGTGCTGGTGCTGGTGCTGGCGGAAGCGGTGGAAGCGGTGGTGCTGGTGGAAGCGGCGGTGGTATGGCCGCTGCTGATGCTCAGGATCGCGCAGAGGACATCGCGGCGTTTGGCCCGAGTGGCTCTTGGGGCACTGGCGGGACTGGTTGGAGCGGAGAAGGTGGTGCTGCCTGGGGCAGCTTGAGTGGACCATCATATGCCGATCTGATGGAAGCAAATATGTATGGGGCAGGGCCCACGACTGGTCAAAGCAAAAGTGACGAAATGGCCTCCTATCGTGGTGATGCTGGATTCACTTCGAGTGGTAGATCCGCCGGAACTGCTGAAGACCCGATTGATGTTGCAGAGAGAACTCCACTTATCGATGTCTATATGGACCCAGAGGCACAAGATCTTGTGGATCAAGATCGAGATGCCAAGGCGAAAGCTGCGGCCTATGCGGCTAAATACGATCCGAATTTCTTCTCCAAGATTCTTGGTGGTCTTGTCAGCAATAAGACTCTTGCTGCACTTGGCTTAATGGGGCCTCCAGCGTGGGCGTTTGGCTTAGGCGTCGGAGGGCTAAATAAGCTTGGCATTGGGCCGAATAACGCTATGCAGAGTGCCTTTAATGCCCTCGGCCTAAATCCCGCTGCAACGCCCGCCGTCGATGCCAAGACACATATGGCGAATGAGCCTGGAGTGGTATCGAAGAGTAGCACTCCATCATTTGCTGAGGATGGAGAATCTATTAAGCAACTGGCCGCTCAGCTTGGTGTTTCTCCGGCGCAAGCGCAGCAGATGATGACGAGTCTCCAGATGCAATCATTTTCTATGCCAGGGGCTTTGCCCGCCGGCAACAGTCTAACCGGGGGACTTCCTTCTTTCTATTGGGGCTGAGGCCATATTTGATTATCAAACATGGGACGAGCATTTTTAACATTTTGTCGAGGATTATACTATGGATGAAGCAAGAAAAGAATCTGATAAATTCATGGTTGCGATCTCTAGAGAACTTGGAGGCATCCAGAGTCAGCTAGCTACTCTTAATTCTGATCGAGCAGATGTTTGGGCAGAGATTAAAGCCCACGCGCTGGAGACAAGAGACTCTATTGAGAAAATGACAGTTTATCTAGCTATCATTCAACAATCCGTCTCAAAGATACCAGAGATGTCCGAGAAACTTTCTAAGGATCATTCAAGAATCACAGTCTTGGAAGAAATCAACAAGAAGAATAAGTGGACCCTGACAGGCATGCTGCTAGGCGCCGGCATTGCCGGGGGCGCCGGAACGAATGCAGTCATTCAGTGGTTTATGAAACATTAGCACAGGGAGTAGAGTTAGTGCAAATCTGCATTGGGGATCTGGACATCGCGGCAAGGACTGTTTATGGAGAGGCCAGGGGAGAGAGCAATCTTGGAAGGCTTGCCGTGGCCAGAGTGCTGGTGAACCGCTGGCAAGCGACATTTGGGCAGTGGGCTAAAGATGACACTCTGGCATCTGCTTGCCTTCGGCATTTGCAGTTCTCTGGATGGACAGCATCTGATCCAAACTATAGCATTCAGATGGAGGCATCCTTTAAGGACAGAGTGCTTTTAGAATGCTGGCAAGCTGTGATAGATGCCCTTCTAATGGACGCTCAGGATGATCCAACGCGGGGCTCTCTGCATTATCACTCGGACAGCATCGCAGTGCCCGCATGGGTGCCAGACGGCGCTAGCGCTACAGTGATCATCGGTCGCCACAGATTCTATAACAATATTGCATAGAGGGGGGCAAAGCTCATGGAATTTGATTGGAAACATCTTGTAGCTACAGTTGCGCCGGCGATCGCGAGTACCTTTGGTGGGCCACTTGCTGGCCTTGGGGTCGGAGCGGTGGTTAAGGCTCTGGGTCTAGCCGAAGGCTCTGATGATGCGAGCATCTCAGCAGCACTTCAAGGTGCTACGCCAGACCAAATGCTGGCATTGAAAAAAGCTGACCAGGACTTCAAGGTACAAATGACCAGCCTGGGCATTGACTTAGAGAAAGTTCATGCGGCGGATCGGCAGAGCGCCAGAGGTATGCAAGTGAGCTTACGCTCCTGGATGCCTGGAGTTCTGGCTATTCTGATCACCGCTGGCTTCTTCGGAGTCCTCGGCTGGATGTTTAAATTCGGGATGAACAAGGATACTGCGGGGAGCGAGGCACTCTTGCTGATGCTAGGGGCACTGAGCGCCAGCTGGGGCGCTGTGGTGAACTTTTTCTTTGGGAGTTCGTCGGGGAGCGCGGGCAAGGATGAAGTTATTGGGAAGATGGCGAAATAGGGGGTTGGAATTTGACCGTGGGTAAGGGGAATGACCCTTCCGGGGGTGTTCATACCGGACGGGGGAAACCCCCTTCCACGGTCCTCAATTTCCAGTAAGGTCTTCAACCTTAATCTCCCTAAAGGCCATCCACTTCTTCACAGCAAGCTTGAAGGTCTCTAACTCCGCTATGCGGAGCCGAGCACCATGAAGTTCTGCTCTTAGAATCATTATCGTTCTGATAAGTTCTATTTCCTTCTCGGTCATGGTATCTTCTTGGCTTGCTCTTGCTTCGCAATTGGCTTGTAGTAAAAATCGCCACGAACATCGTAGAGCAGCCCGGATGCAATTTTATTTGCTTGGTCTTCTTTCCAGATTGCTAGCCGTCTCTCTGCTTCAATTTTAATTCGTTTGTTTGCTCTTTTTGCTTTTATGCTTCGATAAATTTCTGGCGAGGCAGCAATCAAGACGCCCAATGGGATACCGAGAATAGAACCTATAAAGCTTGCTAACATTGTTTCTGCTGTTGTCATTGTTCACTCCAATCCATGCTCATGTTTCGGCTTCGCCATCCATAGGTCCGTGCCAGCCTGACGCTCCAGCGTTCCGCTCCGTTCTGCCAGATCAAGAATCCTTTGCACTTTTTCTGCCGGGACTCTGTTCTGTAAGAAATGGTAAATGGCAGTTTCTTTAATCCCTCTACCTTTGTTCTTGATTTGGAATTGCCAGACATAGAAGTGCAGTTCTTCTATGATCTGCTTGTCGCTCTTCTGGAGCATTTCACGGAAGATATCTGGCATTAGTTCTTCGGCCTCGAGCAGCCAATCGCGAGCGCGGTTGAAGTCCTCGACATCTATGTTGAGTGTTCCAGTTCTGGACATCGCGGCGGTCATGGAGAGCTTTATCACATGGAGGGCTCTCCTTGGGATGTAGTGCTGCAGCTTGCTGTGCTCCGGGGCCGGTGGGCACTTTGCCTTGGCCCAGGACTCAAGGAGTTCCTTTGCTCCGTCTGACCAAGTAAATGCTCCGATAAGCGCTGCATTCGCTTTGAGTCCCGCGACAAGGGTGGCATGGAGATCGAGCCGAGGATCCTGCTCCTCGAAGAACGAGACCTGGGGTCCCGTGGCTGCGTAAACCATGATGAGTCGGGAAGTGAAGCCCATCGTCCAGGCGGATTCAGGAAGGAGTTCAGCAAGATAACCGGGTTGACTTCCGGCGAGCATACAGAGCTGGGGGTTGTCAACTTTGATCTCTTTGCCGATGCCGCGCTTGCGCTCACGATAGTAGCGAGGGTTATCGTAGATGTCGTTGAGAGTAGAAAGGAAGTCAAGGTCATGGGCGGGAATAAAGACACCGAGTTCTCCTACAGCAAGAAGAAGGGAATTGTATTCGACCAGCTGGCCAGCTACTTGGATTTTATGGGAGGACTCTCGCAGAGTGTCAATGAGTCCTGCCCGCGACATATTTTTGGGACTGACGTGAAACTTTCTGGCATCGTGCCAGAGATTAGCCACAGGATCAATCGCGATGGACTTGCCAATACCTGGAGAAGAGACCAGAAGAACGAATACGTTGGGGTAGAGCAGGCTTCTGGCTGTCTGGCTCCAGCACCGCCGTTCCATTGACCCTGCGACGCAGGAGATTGCCGCCCATTTTCTAAAAATCTCTGGCGTTGGCATACCATCGGTATACTCCATGTAGGTGTCGATCCAATCCACAGGCTTCTTCTTTCTTAAAGAGAAATTACGCGCTTGCGGGGGTCTTTAACCCCTTTGAACTTCGTTAAGCCATTTGGATTGTAGCGGTTGGCTTCGCCAGTGGGTCGGTCATCACGGTGCTTGTCCCCCCAGTTCCAGCCAACCTTTGCGTCGTTCGGGACAAGGAAGCTTCTTCCTTGTGGACTTACCAGTTCGACGGACATTAGTTTTATAACAGTCTCGAGGATCTCGACTTCATCATCGTCCTCGCGGTATTGGAAATTGATGCTGTCGAAGCCGTTGCCGAGCAACTGGACTCGGCCACCAAGATGCCTCCAGATCTTCCACATACCGAGGTTGACGCGCTCTGCGGTCATGCTCTGCGGCACGAAGGCGATAGCTTCACGGAGTGTCGTGTCGTCCTTGGGGCGACCGAAGAAGTGCCTCTGGCGGCCAAAGGGCGTGACTAGCATCTGCTTTTGCTGCAATTGAAGGCTCACCCAACTCCACCATTTCGGAAATGACGGGAAGGCATAGAGGTATTTCTCTCGGAATTCTTCCATTACCTTTAGGGGCATTTTGAGTGATCTTGCCGCAGTCCAGGGTGTACCATAATAATTTGTCAAGTGCCCACCACGTTTGGACATATCGCGGTGGCTGAAGCCATAGTAAAAGTCACTCTCAGCGACTTTTAGGTCCTCTTTCGCCTCTCCGGTCCACGGTAGATCTGGCCAGATTCTTCTGCAATTGTTGGTATGCAAGTCTCCAGACTCGCAGTTATCGAGATAAGTCCAGTCCCCAAAAAGGGACCCATGAATGAATCCAACGTCGCGAGCTTCAGATTGCGCAGCATCAACAGATCCGAGCTTCCACCCGATATCAGCAATAAACGGATATCGAAGCGCTGGGTCGATATTTTGTGTATTACTGCCCGTTCCAGTTGCAGATTTACTGGATGAGGGCCGTCCAGTTTCTGTCCCTGCGATATTGTAAGAAGTTCTCCAACGGCCATCTGGGTCAATCTCTGTAGCAAATACTTGACGTTGCTTTTCGAGGTCTCGAATGGCAAGGATAGTTGCAATGATTGGCTTGGCATAGAAGAATACCTCCAGTTTCTCAAGTGATTCTCGATCCATCGAGAGCTTTCTGACACCTTTCTTAGATGTCCATTGCTCAGGAAGACGCATTTTATTGTAGAAGAACTCTTGTAGTTGCTTTTGGGATCGAGGATTAAGGGGCTTGTCCCAAATGGCGTGGGCATACTTTTGCAAAAGACCGATGCCAGACGGCTCGGCACCAAGGAACTCAAGTCTCTTATCGAGTGATTCTACCGCGAGACGCCTTGCGCCCTCGTCGATCTTGAAGCCCCGGAGCATTAGTTCGAGATAAGGTGCTTGCAAGGCCCGCTCAAAGTTATAGGTGATCTGATGCGGGGCGTTGGCTCCCTCACCATGCGTGGCTTGCAGTTCTTCAAAGATCTCGAGTGTCAGGCAGCAATCTAAGGCATTATAGACCTGGAGGGCGTCGGAGACGTTCCCACTTTGAAGCTCGTGGGTTTTAACTATCGGCATGGATGGTCCGATAGACAACTTTTAGTCCCGCAGCTTTAGCCTGGGCTTTCGCCTCGTTCATTCCTGGACTCATGCCATAGTCACAATAGAAGACCATTTGATCTGCCACTTCTATCCAAGCGGTTCCCGCTTGGATACCAAGGGTTCTTTCTTCATAGATGGTGTCATCGAGCACCTGGGTATGGAGCAAATGCGAAGCAATGGTGGCTTCGTCGAGCATGAGAGAGTGCTTTAGGCACTCTCGAGCATAGAGGATGTTCCTCTCTTGGATTTCCGGCGTAGCACCAGCGTAGGGACTCTCTAGGATGGTGAGTTTCATGAGTTCTTCATCTCGTCCAAGTAATTTGATAGAACGGCCATGGCCTCTCGTGTTATTCTTATAAATTCCGGAGAGGTTTGATCTTTTATTGGCGGTTCCCAGCATTCTATGTTAGAGAGGACTCTGTCCATTGTTTCGTATGAGGCAGAACCACTGCTTTTGAAAATGATATTCATTGCTTTACTCCCATTTTGATAAAGAGAACCACGACTAGGAAGAAGAAGAAAACGATTGCCCAGTTTATTAGATCATTCTTATTCATCTTTCTTCAAGCCTTCTTGTTTACGGAGCAATTTCCAGGATGCCTCATTTGTGTAGATGCTTCCTAAGAAGCCTAG